GCGATCAACGAGGTAACTAGAGCCTGCGTGATGGTTTCATACCCATCCGTTGCCGTCGTGACGGTCGCAGGCGGGATGGCGACCTTGGTGAGATGCGCCTGCCCACCGCTGTCGTACATCGAGTACCGGAGCATGGTCAGCCCAGGAAGCGCGGCGGCAATGTCAAACACCGCAAGGTTGTATGCCGTGCCGTTTGCCTGCGCGTAACTGTTCGCAGCCGTGGCGACGGCGGCGCGGTTTGCCGTCCATGTCACGCCAACGTCGGTAGTCGGGTGCGTGACGGTGAACACGAAAGCAAGGTTCGCTGGCGTGCCTCCAGTCGAAATCCAACGCGCCGTGATTCTGTCGATGATCCGCTGCGCTCCGGCCTGCCAAGTCACGCCCGTTTCCGACCCGTTGATTCCGCTGTTGCAGAACACCAGCGCACGACCGCTTCCGCCCCCGGCAATCTGACGCTCTCGAATTTCCTTGAGGTACGCATCAAGCATTTTGTCGCAGTCCTCAACCTTCTCCGCAACTTGCGTGGTGCTTAAACCGCCGAAGTAGTTGAGGCAGTTGACGGCGTAACCCTTGAAGTTCGGGCGGATGACGCTCTGCCAAAGGCACGCGAACGGCCCGTTCGCCTGGTCTGCTGTTGTTGCGCTATTTGCGCCATCCCAAGTGAATGCGACTCGAGTCGGGTTGCTGCCGACAGCCGCAAGGGTAAACGATGAGATGTTAAACGCCTTCGTAGCGTAGCCGTAGCCGCCGCCTGTAGATGTGGTGGAGGAATCACGCAGAAGTGCGCCCGTGGTTGCGAGGTAGAACGCATACGGCTTGAACGAGCCAGCCGTGGGGAACGTGCCGTAGACGATGCGGTACTGAAGCGCATGACCTCCGGTTCCTGCCGTTCCGAATCCAAGCTCCGATCCGAACAGATTCACTCCGGCAACGGTTTGATTCGAGATGGTTATGGAATTGTTGAACGAACTGGTAAAACGCTGTCCGACTTCGACAACGGCAGGATTCGACATCCATCCTTGCGGGAAGATGCTCTTGTTGGTCGTGTCGTTGACATTGTAGTTGGTGAAGTTAAAGCCAAGCCAATTCCGCAGTCCGACGATCTCGGTGTCGGTTGACTGAATCATCTGCTTGAACGTCGTACCCGTGTTGCTTCCACCCGCGTTGGTGTTTGCATTCCAAGATTGAGCGACGCCGAGCGACCACAGGCCGTCGCCTCTGCTGTTGTTCGTAGTCAACTGGCTTGGATTGACCGGCGCACCACCCATGAGCGGAGTGGCATACACAGGCACTCGCAGTCCAAACTGCAACACGCGATTCCATGCAACGGTGTAGCCGTTGTCTCCCGGAAATCCAGCGTTGCTGTCGCCAAGGACGATGATGTCAAGCGAGTCCAATCCAGCAACTGCGTCCTGCAAGAATCTCCCAGCAGTCGTATTCCCGTACACCGCGGTTGGAACGGACACAGGATCAGGAATGCTGAAGAGTTGTCTTGTTCGGATCGCTCTCATTGTGTTCCTTGATTCAGAGAGTTGACCAAAACGCGCCCATGTCGGGCGTGCCGCTGGACTTGAATTGGGCGGTGACGTACTGCGCGCCCGCCAGGTCGATCATGGCGTAGGCGGGTTCCACGTTTGCTCCAGCAGCCGTGGCCGGGGAATACAGGTTGCCTGACGGGGTTCCCGCGACCTGCGTGATGCCGCTGAAGGTACGGTGATTGGCCGTACCGTCGATGGTGTAGTTCGGGACCGTGCCGCTCGTAAAGGTCAGCGTCAAATCCGCCACAACGGTCGGAACGTACCAAAAGGAAGAAACATTCGACCGCGTGTAGGTCACCCCGGTGGGATTTCCAGCGGTCGTTGTAATCGCTGCACCGCCAAGCGTTGCCGAGAGCTGGAACGTGCTTGATCCGTTCGTGGCAATGATGTAGTACGTGGTCGGGTTTGAATACGCCGGAACGGTGATTGTTCCCGAACCGCCAAATGTTCCGGCGATGGTCACGGATTGCCCGACCGCCAGGGTGGGGTTGGCGTTGCAAGTGAAGTTGCCGCTCGTATCCGCAATGGTCACGCCCGTGAGCGTGCCGCTCGTGTCCAGGTACTTGCGCCAACCGAGGAGTCGCATACCGATTCCCGTCTGCGCGGTGGTCGCGGACACCATGAACGGCATGACGTAGAGCAGCGAGGGGTTCTGCCCGTTGACCGATGCCGAGGTGTAGTCGAACAGCAGCCCGGTGGTGGGCGGGGTCTGAACGAGGGTCGCCCCGCCAGCGGTGTAGGTGGCCGGAACGGACGCGGCCGTCACCTTGCGGAAGTTGTTCTGTGCGGTGGTGATGTCCATATCAGATTTCTCCTCGGCGCTTCATGTCGAGCGCAATGGCAACCGCCTGGTCCTGCGGCTTGCCTTCCTTGATGAGTGTGCGGACCTTGTCGCTGACGGCCTTGTCGGCCTTCTCCATGAGCTTGAGGCCGGCCTTGTCCTGCTCGGTCTCACGTCCCTTTCCGTAGGCCAGCGGCTTGCTGTCCACGGTGCAGTTCTTGACCTTGCGGGTTCGGGCAGAGTATCGATTGGCGATAACGTCAAGCCGGGACATCATGGAACGGCGGGAAGAGCGGGAGTAATACTCATACCCATCATCTCCGCGATTCCTGGTTGATTCTTCCAATTCAGCTTCCAACGAAGATACACGGTCTTGCAGATATTGCTGTCGATCAATGTCACCTTCATCGATGGCATCATCCAATTGTGCGGATGCCTTTCGGATGTCTTCCCTTAACTGATCTGAAGACGGACCCTCGTAGGAATCAATATCGGCATCATCGGCCTTCGGAGTCTCAAGATCCTTGGGAGCCTTTGGAGCCTTTGCCTTGGGTGCGCGCTTGGCCTTTGGAGCCGATGCGGATTCCGTAGCGCGACGAGCTGCGTCAGCAACTTGCTTTCCGATCTGCTTGATGCGCTGTCGGTTCTCATTGGCGGTTGCGCCAGCCTTCTGAACCACTTCATCCGTATCGACATCGGAAATCTGTCTCTGCCTGGACGAAACAAGGTCTTGCGCAAGTTGCTTCAGTTCGCGGCGCGCAGCATCAACCCCTCGACCACGACGGCCTTGGATTCCCTCAAGTGCAGTTCTAATTTGCTGGCTAACCCGATTTGCTGCTTCTTGATTGTTGTTGATATTCGATGCCACCTTGTCGGCAGCGGGCATTTCTGCCTTCCTGCGAGACTTCTTGCCCTCCTGCTGAATACGACGAATTTTTCCTTCAATCTGTCGCAGTTGAGCAGGCGCATTCTTGATGATTTCGCCAGCGGCAATAATGTCTTCCACACTATCCGTGCCGAAACTTGGATCAACGTCAGAAACTGCCCCTGTCAGATCCGACTCAAGATTGTCAAATTGATCTCTGATCATATCCAGTTCTGACTTCAACGCCATTGCCGTTGAGTCTGTCCTGGTTTCAAGCTTGTCGTACACATCGCCCCAAACCTCGCCAATTTCTAGAGCCTGATTGAGCGAGTCTGCTCCGTTTTTTTCCCATCCCTTCATGATTTGACGCGACGGCTTTTTAGCCTTGGGTTCTCGGCGTTCCTTCTTCGGCTTGCCTTCTCCGGGCTTCTTCTTCTTGGCATCACTGCCACCGCCAGCCTTGCCATCTTCCTTGCCGCAAGTGTTTCCAGGCTTGAAGCCACCAGCGCCAGTACCGCATCCCTCGTCAAACATCGCTTTACTGCCGAAGCGAGAGAACGGGGTCTTCATGGAGGACTGCACAAACACACGCGCAGCCACCGCGGCCTTCAGGCCAGCGATGAGCCGCTGGATATCGGCCGTGGAAGTCATCTTGGCAATCATGCTGCTGGTGACCTTGACGTAATTGTCAAGCTGCTTGAACCGAGCATTGTTCAGATCGGCCATGTAGTCGTAGTTGCTCTTGGCATCCTCCGCGGCCTTCTTCGCGGCGTTCAGGCCGGAGGCATACTGCGGCGTGGTGGGATCAACAGGCTTCGCCGTGGCGGCACTCAAACCGCGGCTGATGCGATCCAGGATGCCCATCTTCGCCTTCGCGCCCGGGCGGGAGAAGCCGCGAGACTTCATGTTGGTTTCCAACATCCGTGCGATGCCGATGATTTCGTTGATGGCCTTTTCATCGCCCGCATCGGCTTTGCTCATCATGGCGTTGGCGCGCTTGATCCACGATTCGGTATCAGCCATCGCCCTGCGATAAGACGCAATGCGTTCTTCGGTCAGCGCAATCTGATTTTCCGCCTGCTCGTATGAGGAAACGGCAAACTTCGCCTTCGCGCCGGGGCGGGAGAAGCCGAGCTGCTTCTTGTAGTCGTTGAACGCACGGACCATGCCTTGCGAATCGAGTTCGTTGCTATCGCGGTTTCGATCCACAATAGGCGCAATCTGCTTCAGCAAGCCGCGCGCCTTGTCTACCTGGTTGTGCATCACGGCGCGCTCAACTTCTGCGAGAAGTTGCGCCATCTTCATGATGTCGCTAGCCGAGGCGTGGGTGGACTTCGCGCCGGGGCGCGCAAACACCCCGAGCCGCTGTTGAATTTCGTTGCGATTGTCGCTCATGCCTTCCATCGTAGCGTCCTCCTCTGCGATTTACGCATTCACAAATCCGGGATCGGGAATCTGCCGCGTGTCGATGAGCTGCTGGCGCTTCCCGTTGTACCGCTTCAGCGCGGCGTAGTTCACGTTGCCATCCACATCCGTCCACCCGCGCTCGAGGGCGCGCGCCGCTGGCACGGGTATCAGCGCGCAGCGGCAGTTGAATCCGCACGGCGGTGCGATCCCCTGGCGGTCGAACATCTCCATCGTGCCGATGTAGCCGTCCAAACCCTGATGCGTGAGCCGCGTCCGGTTGTCCCCGGTCGCGCTGTATTCCACCAGCGGCACGAACGCCTGCACCTTCGGTTCGCGCAGGGTTTCCGCAAGCCCTTCCGTGGCCGCCCGGTTGGTGTTCGTGCGTAGCACGGTCTCAAGCCGCGCCGTGGTCAGGTGCGTTCCCGTGACCATCTGCGTGGTAGTCACGAAGTCGCCGAGGTTCATCTTGCGTATCCACTTGCCCACCACGGACTTGCCGGGTTTCTCTTCGATGACGCGGGCAATCAGCTCCTGCGTTTCTCGCGTCTGCTTGGGGTTCATGGCGGTCACAAAGAACGTGCCGTCCGTGATCCGCTTGGCCGTGGAGATTTGCCCACCCTGGGGGTTGACCGTGATGCCGCGCAGGAGCGAATCAAGCACCGGGTTACGGGCGCGCATATCGGGCAGGGCGTTGTCGCGCTCGTGGTCGGCCACCTCGCCGCCGCTGCGCTGGGCGGCCTCAATCAGCACATCCCAATCCGTGCGCGAGATCGGCACGCGGGTGCGGAACCAGTTGGCGATGGGGGCGAGGAAATCGCGGCCGAACCCCTCCAGCACAACGCCCGTTTCAAGGCGGTCAAAGGTCAGGGCCGTGTTGTCCTCGAGCATCCCCGCCACGGCCTCGTCCGGGATCTTGGCCTTGTCGATGGCCTCCCGTGCGCCGAAAAGCCACGAGGCCATTAGGAGGGCCGCCGTTGCCTCGTGGAACGTCCGCCAATGCTCCGCGCCCGTTTCCCCCAGTACCTGGGCTGCGATGCCCTTGCGGTACGCCTGCTGCGCCTCCTTGAGGACGCTGCGGAGGTGCTTGTCTAGCGCGGCGCGGTTCATGCCTTGCGCTTGCGCTTGCGGACGGCCACGACCTTGGGAGCCTGCGGGGCGGGTTCCTCACCCTCCGGGGCATCGTTGCCCATGCCAAGCATGGCTGCAATGGGGTTGTCCCCGCCGGCCGACTTGCCACCGAGGACGGGTTCGCCGTCCATCGGTTCGGCAAGGCCGAGGAGGTCGCGCACCTCGCGTTCGCTGACGCGGCCGCCGAGGGCCACGAACTTCTCCACGGCCTCCAAGCGCTCCTTGGTGTCCGGGCGCTCCGGGGCGAAGTTGAAACGGATGGCGCGGGCTTCGTCATCGGACGCGCCGAGCATCTTGGCGACCACGCGCACCAGGTCGGTGGTGATGGATTCCGCCAGCGCGTCCGCGTGGTAGCGGATGACGCGAGAGAGGGTGTCAGCGTGGAGGTCGGCAACGCCGGAGCCGAGGCCCGTGCTGCCCGCCTCGCTCGAGAGCGACTGCCCAAGGATGGCCTCCTTGAGCTTGCTGCTGCACCAATCGACCATCTCCATGAAGATTTGGGCGCGGCCCGCGTTCGCGTCCTTGATGTCGATGTCGTACATCGACTCGTTCGGGCCGATGCGCGGCAGCACCACGGAGTTGTCGTTGACGAGGTTCTGAAGAACCGTCAGCATCTCGCTCTTGGCCGCATCGTTGCCAGCGGGGTAGTAGCCCACCCGGATGCCAAGCGCGTACCGCTCCGCGTAGGCGGCGGCGTTCTGAAGGATCTCCTGCTTCAGCAGCCAAATGTACCAGCACACATCGCGTGCGCCCACGCCGCGGTAGACCTGGTCTGCGCTGTTCGGGTCGATGAAGTTCGGGGCAGTCGTGAACACGCGGTGCAGGACGATGGCGCGGCGCTCGTTTTCGTCGAACAGGTGGACGAGCGAGTCGAAGCCGAGGTCGGTCACCGACGATTCATTGATGTACGCCGCACCCACGCGCATTGCCACGTTGCCGCGCTGGTCGAATGCCAGGGTGTCAGCGGCGAACGGAATCCATTCGGCCACGCGCACGCCGAGCTTCGCGTCCTTCTCGTAGACGATGTTGGTAGCAGACACGCCATACCACACGGCCTCATGCATGGCGCGGAACAGGTCGCTGCGCCGGGGGATGGCGTTGACGATGTCGGCAATGCGGGCGGCGAGTTGCTGCGTCCGAGGGTTGTCATCATCGTCCGCGGTCACGGACCACTCAAGGCCAGCGAGGGTGACGAGGAGGGAGCGCAAGACACCTTCGATGTCCGCGTCCATCCGCATCATGGCCTGGTAGTTCACATCCAGGCGGTACGCGAGGCTGCTGTTTCGCAGCATCAGGGACGCGGTACGGAAGTACGACCGCTGCACTTCCACGGGCAGGGCAAGCGGCCCGGTGGGTCCGCGGCTCGTGGGCGCGGGCAGGGGCTTGCGCGGCCGGCGTGCGGGCGGAAGGCCAGCGCCCGGAACGGCGTTCGGCATGAGGGGATTGCTGTGTGATTCGTTCATGCGTTAGATCCGTAGGCTGCGGCCGCGTTGCTTGAGTTCTGCAAGTTTGCGCTTCGCATCTGCAATACGCGCATCGCGCTCCGCGGAGGCGGTCGCGTTTGCCGCTTGTCGTGCTTCGTCCGCAGCCTTGCGATCTTCGCGCTCCTTGGCGATGTCGGCAAGCTTGCGGTCGATCTCCGCAATGCTGCGGTCTACCGCTCTTGCACGGTCGGTGCGTTCCGGGCCTCGCGCCTTGGCTTCCTCAAGGGCGGTTTCTGCCTTGCGGACACGGGCATCGGCCTTGCGTTGTTCGGCATCGCTTGCCTTGCGTTCGCGGTCCTCGTAGTCGCGGTCGATGCCGCCGCGGGTTTCCTCAAGGTACTGCTCGGTAAACGTCTTGCCAGCGGCCTTGGCGCGTTCCTCAATGCCCTTCGCGGTCTTGTCGGTCTTGGCCGCCTTGCGACCGGACTTGGGCGCGGCCTTGCGTTCGGAGCCACCGCCACCGGGCTTGCCGCCGCAGTCGTTCCCAGGCTGAAAGCCATCCGGGCCGATGCCGCAGTTGTCGAACAGAGCGCGGCGGGCGAAGATGCCCAAGCGGTTTTCGATTTCCTCTCGCGTGGTCATGGGTGGGAGTCTACCGCGTCACCCGAACATCCTTCGCTTCGGACCACGCGATTCAAACATCCGCGTGGGCGTGGTGTTGACGGTCACCACGCCGCCTTGGCTTACCACCGTGCCGCTGGCGGCCGCGTTGCAGAGGTCCACCACAACGTCCACGGTGTCATCGTGCGACCCGGCAGGGAACGACAGCAGCTCGTCAAGCACCACGCGGAAGTCGGGCGCGGCTTGGCCGTTCGCGGCCTGGGGGAAGTAAAGGCGGCCCTGCTCAACGAAGGGCTGCGCCCCGGCGGCGCGGAGGTGCTTGTCCGCCCCGCGTTCCACGGGGATGACGGGCTGACGGCAGCCCATGCGGAATTGGTCGAACACGCCCTTCTGCGGCCCGTTGGCCTCCGCGAGAACCAGTTGGCAGCCTCGGCGCTCCACCAGTTCCTTCGCCATGCGGGCGAAGTCCGGGAAGGACTCGCGCACGCGCAGGATGTCGGTCAGGTACAGGTTGCGGTTGTAGTCCACCTCGCCCACGATGCAGACGGAGTAGTCGGGATCGTCGCGCTCCTGGCGTTTGCGGCCGTACCCCCAATCGATGGCGGCGATGGTGCGTGACCCCGTGTGGTTGCCATCGTGATAGCGCACCCATTCGGGCCGGAACACGAGGAGGTCGGAGGACAGCGGCACAAGCTCGTAGGCGCGGGCGTAGGCCATCGGCCCCATCTCGCGGCGGTTACGGTTGAGCAGTTCGGACGTAAAGACTTCGGGCCACGGGCTTTCCAAGCCCCGGCATGGCTTCCGCAGGAGCGTGCCGTTCTCCTCGCATTCGCGCCGCCATTGGGCGGTGATGTCATCCGTGTGGAACGGAGTGGCCGTGCGCCAAATGCGCGCCGGGTGCTTGGCGGACGGGTCAAGCATGGGCAGCCAAATGTTCGCCATCGCCTCCTTGACCTGTTCGCGTAGTGCGGGTTGCAGTACCGCGTTGCGGAGGTCGCAGATGTCATCGGGCCACAGGATGTCAGCGCGGCCGCCTGTGCGGCCGAAGATGCCGGATGCTTGCACGGACGGGTCGCGGCGGGCGGGTAGACCGGGCGCGGTCACGCTCCAGGCGGTCACGGTGTCCTCACCGGGCTTGAGAGCAACGTGGGGGAACACGGCCCGGTACAGGGGACTGCGGATGATGTCGCGCAGAAAGCGGCTCGTGGCGCTGGCGGCCTCGTCGTTTGACCCGATGAGCTTGAAGCGGGTAGCGGGGCGGCGGCCTAGCCACCACGCAGCGAGGTAGGTCAGGCTCGAGGTCTTGCCGTGGCCGCGGGGCAACTCCGCGTACCAGCGGTGGTGGGTGGTGGCGTGAATCAGCAGTTCGCGTTGCAGTCCGCTGATGGGCTTGCCGATGAGCAATGCGATAAAGGCCGCCGGGTTCTCCCGTGCGGCCTCCACGGCCTGGGTCGCGGTCAGGGCTTGCGCTTGGGCTTTCGGCACGGCTTGGGGGGTTCTACCGGGGCCACGCCGGCGATGGAGCGGGCCACGGCCTCAAGCGCCCCCTCCGGCATATCGGCGGTGATCTCCACGCGCTCGGTGGCGGTTCCGTCCTCAAGGCGGTAGATGCGGTCCAGTTGGACGGTGGCATCGACCCGATCACGCGACAGGGCAGCCATGACCTCCACGGCGCGCACGCGGGTGCGGGTGTCCATGTTGGGGTCGTTCATCACATCCATGAGGAACGCGGGAGCGGCCTGCGCGGCAGGGGCGGGAATGTCCCACCCGCCGTACACGGCGCGCTCAAGGCATGACAGGTGTAGGGTTTTCTCGCGCCGGGAAACCAGGTCACGAGTATCCCCCTTCCCCCTGCGGGGGTCGGGCGTTTCGTCGGGCATAATGCCCCCTTCTGACTGCATCTTACCGTGCCTTTCGGTTTTGCAACACGAGGTCAAACCCGGCGGCGTTCGCCACCTTCAGGATGGAGTCGAAGGTGGGCTTGCGCTTCCCGATGACCGTGCCGGGTGTGCCGAGGAGGCATCGGACGGTATGGGCGCGCAGGATGCCGTTGGCTTCCATCTCGCGTGCGAGGCCGGATCGCGTGCCGCCAGCGGCGGCCACGGCTTCGGTGATGGTGGCCTTGAATTGGTCGTAGGTCGTGATTACTGCCATACGCGGAAGCATATCACGCCAACGTAGCCCATGATGGCGGCGGCAATGAAACCGATGCAGATGACCACGGCATTGATGATGCGGTCTTGGGATCGGTACTGGCGGCAGATTTCGCACTCGCAGCGGTCATTGTTCACGGGCTTCATGCTCCTGGAGTCGGGAAAGGTACAGGGTGTTGCGGGCCTTTGCTTCCTTCAGCTCAACGCGGAGGCGTTCGATCTCATGAGCGGCCGTGGTTGCTTGCTTGTTGCGTTCGTTGCACAAGTCATCTTTCGACACGCCATAATCGTCGCTGTACCACGGTATTCGCAGTAGAGTCAGAATGTCACTTTTCATGGGTCGCCCCCTCAAAGCAAGCCCAGCCAAATGACTTTGCCACCTCCATTGCCGCTTCTTCCAAAGTCAGTTCGTCGTGTGCGGGATTCGGGCAGAAGTCTGTGAATCCACGGCAGTACCGCCGCCTTGCCTCATCGCGCTCGGCGCGGAGGCGTTCGATGGTGTCTGCCGCCTCAAGCATGATCGACGGCGCAAGGCACTCGCTGTTAGCGCGGAGCTGCGTGACGATGTCCTTCATCGGGAGTCCTCCACCACGGTGTGAATGCCGTGCTGCACCATGATGCCGCGTGGTTCGCCCTCAAGGCCGCGACGGTCGAACCCGCCGCCAAGGCGCACGATGATGGATTCCAGGCAGTCGCGCTCGGCGCGGTGCTTGGCGGCGGATTCCCAGTTGTATTGCAACGATTTGACAAGCATGGACACCACTTGTTCCGCCGCAAACGCGGTCGCTGGCCCGGCCTTGTCGGCAAGTTTGCGTAGGTCATTGATTCGGTTGCGCTCAAATGGCAGGAGGTTTTCCGGTAGTTCGATCATGCGCGCTCCTTGAGGGCGTTGAGGTTGAGGACACCGGGGCTGACGAGTTCGTAGCCGCGGTTGCGTTCGGTGACGGAGCGCACGCGCACTCCGTAGGTGTGCTTGGCGTGATCCACGAGGTGGGAGACCGCCCTAGGGCTGCACCCCCAAATCGCGGCAAGTTCGCGGCGCGTGTAGTACGTGTTTCGGTCAGCCTGGACAACAAGGAAGACCACGCGGTCGAAGAGGTCGGCGTAGCCGCGCCGGCGGCCTGTGGGCTTACGCCTCATTGCGCGTACTCCTTGACGAGCTGCGTGTAGCGGTCGAAGGCCGCCAGCGTGTTGGGAGCAAGCATGGCGCGCAGGACGGCGTTGGCCTCCTCGAGTTCCTTGAGGCGGGCGCGGACGGCTTCGATGTCGCCGGAGTGCTGCCCACCCCACCACAGTCCTGCGGAGCGCAGGAGGCGGTCGAATTCGGCCAGGGTGACCGCGCCGCATTGCCGCCACTTGGCTGCGGTAGCGCGGTCAACGGCGGCAAGGTCGCCCACGGTCGGGATGGCCTGCCCGATGATGAGAACGTGCAGGGCGCGGGTGGAGAGCATCTGATGCACGGGGTCGGAGTCGATGGGTGTTTGTGCGGTAATCATGGGTGGTAAGGTTAAAACGAGAGTCTTGGAAACAGGAAGGCCGACCCCCCAAAGGGGGCCGGCCCTGTTCACCATCGCGGGTTTGCCATGCTGCGCTGCCGTGTTTCGAGTTCCACGCGCCTCTTGCTGATTTCTGCAAGCAGAGCCTGGAGAACGGTTTCGGTCTTGCGAAGGTCTGCCAGCCGTGCGGCCAGTTCAAACTGCTCCGAGACCATCGTTTTCCCGTACTCCGCCATGCAATGCAAGGTAGCGATGGCGTTTGAAACAACGGTTGCAGCTTCGGGCTGCGCGACGATGACTGCGTGTGCCTTTCTCATGGACACGTTCCTCTCTGCCACTTGGTGGCATTGCCGTACTTCCGCAACGTGCGTCCATACGGCACA